TATACTAATTTAAAAGGGAGGATTAAAGAACATGAAGGGTATTGCGAAACTGTATACCGAGATACTTTGGGATTTGAAACTGGTGGGTATGGACATAAGATCATACCTGGTGAAGATATACCGACAGACAGAGATGGATGGGAGGCTTTATTTGAGAGTGATTTTCAAAATGCAGTTGATGGTGCTGAGAGGATTCTTGATGGGTATGATATTGCTGACACAGCTAGGGAAGTTATTATTGAAATGGTTTTTCAAATGGGTGAAGGTGGCGTATCTAAATTCAAAGGTGCTTTATCTAATCTTAAAGAACAAAGGTACTCGGAATGTGCCAGGGAAATGTTAGATTCAAGATGGGCAAATCAAACACCGAACAGAGCAAAAGCTCTAGCCTCAGTAATGGAGGAGATCAATGCTTAATTTACTCGGACCTGTCGCTGGAGCAGTCTTTAAAACTATTGATAAAGTTGTCGATAATAAGGGAGAGGCTGACAAACTTAAAGCAAAGGTACAAGAAAAGATTATAGCAGGGGAATTAGCAGAGTTAGAAGGTGCTGCTAAGATTATACAAACAGAAGCACAGGGAGGATTCTTACAAAGAAACTGGCGACCAATCATGATGTTGGTCTTTGCTGGTTTAATGGTAGCTCATTGGTTTGGATTTACTGCACCAAACATTCCAGAGTCTGTACAGAACTCTCTCTTAAACATTATCCTAGTAGGGATAGGAGGATATACAGTTGGAAGATCAGCAGAGAAAGTCGCAGACAGATTCAAAGATAGTAAAAAGGGGTAGGGGTAGACCTAGAAAGAGTGAAAGTACCCCTTCTACGGCTCTTAAAACAGGAAAAAACGATAGAATTTTGGTCATCTCTGACCTTCATGTGCCTTATCACCACCCTGATAGTTATAGGTTCTTGGAGTCTTTGGCTGCTAAGTATAATCCTACGAATGTTATTCATATCGGAGACGAAATGGATTGGCACTCAATTAATGTTTCTCACATAATCAATCCAGACTTACCTAGTCCTGCTGATGAATTAGAAATCGGTAGATATCACATGAAGAAACTAGAGTCTATGTTTCCTGTAATGACTATACTAGAATCTAATCATGGGTCTATGGTACTCAGACGTGCTATGGCAAAGGGTATGTCTAAGTTCTTTCTTAAAGACTACAATGAAATACTAGATGTAGGTCATGGTTGGGTATGGAAAGAATCTCATTGGGAAGATACTGCTATGGGTAGAGTTTACTTTGCACATCAAGTATCTAAGAATATTGTAAAGGCAGTACAGATGATGTCTGCTTCAGTTGTCCAGGGGCATTATCATACCCAGTCAAATATAGAGTATGTAGGTAATGACTTCCATCTTAACTGGGGTATGTCTGTTGGTTGTCTTGTAGATAAGAAGTCTATGGCTATGGCATACATGAAAGTTAACATGGCTAAACCAATCTTATCTTGTGGTGTTATAACTAATGGTGTACCATCTATTGTTCCAATGTTATTGAGGAAGGATGGTTCATGGGATGGCAAAGTATACGTCTAAAGATAAAAAATATTTTCTAAAGATTATAGAGTACGGATGTTGCGTACCAGGTTGTATGTCAAATACTCCAATGAACGTTCATCATCTACGTGGTAGCCAGGTTCAACATAATAGATCTAATCAGCTTGTAGTACCATTGTGTTTTGAACACCATTCAGATCTGACATGGGGTAAGTATAAACCAGAACATAGGTTTTGGGAACATCATAATTTTGATGCAGTGGAATATGCTAATGAACTGTACCAGAAGCACGAACCTGAACAACATTAAGTTCAGTCATACGTTCTTTGATAGCATCTGTAGTGTGATTCTTTTTTATTTTTTTGCCTGATAGCGAAGCTGCCATGATGGCATATGCTGCAAAAATAGTATCGGTATCATAACCGAATTGTTTTAAGTAAGTACTGTAATCAGTAAGAGTATCTACTAACTCGTCAAGTTCTCCTTTAATAATCATTTTCATAAAGTCTTTCTATCATTTGTAAGGTGCTAATACTAGGGGTATATACATGAATCCTTGGATTTCCTTTCATACTATAGTTAATAAAAAAGTATCAGCACCTTAGTCTTTCGCCTACAGCGAAACTTTAAAAGGGTATTTCAGTAGGGATGTCATCATTTGGTAGATCATCATTGATGTCTTTAGCAGGTTTCTGCTTAGCATCACCCTTGCCACCTAGCATCTTCATAACACCAGTGACTCTTGGTATAATGATAGAAGTATTATACTTTTTATTACCATTAGAATCAGTATATTCTGATACATCTATCTCACCCTCCAGGTACAACATAGTACCTTTAGTTACATATTGTTTGATAGTGTTAGTAAGATTAGGATCAAAGGTTGTAATCTTGTGCCAAGTAGTTTTCTCTTGCCACGTACCATCCTTAGTCTTTATCTTCTTTGATGTTGCTAAACTAAAATTAGCATACTCATCACCTTTACTGGTAGCTTTGATCTCTGGATCTACACCTAGTCTACCTACTAGTATTACTTTATTTATCATTTTTAATTACTCCTTTATGTAATAGTTCTTGTTTGTAAAGTTGTTTTATTTCTCTTAAAGAGTATTTGATTGATTCTAATTCTTCCCAAATACTACCTAATTCATAAACAAGTGTTTCATCTATCTTATCTGCATCACTTTTCATGTAATCTCCTTTACTTTCGATTTATCTACGTTTGATTTAATGTCTGCTTTGACTTGCTGAACATACTTACTGTTGTCATGCATCCCTAGGAATACATCTGCACTTACACCAACATGTGATAATGCTTTAGTTAATGCATCAGTCATAGCTTTCTTAGTACACTCATCATCTAACTTACCATTAGTTTTATGTAATGATTGTACTGAAGATACTGGTCCGTATATTTGTATTGGTGTTTCTAACCATACACTTACTTCTGCAAATACATTTGAATCAGTATATGTATAGTTACATGTCCAACCCCAACCAATACCACATGGACCAAATACTTCTGTCATCTTTCCAATCTGCCACATTGGATCAATAGTTGTTAGTTCACCAAAACCTTTGTTGATTCTTTTAGTAAACCTAGGATCAGTAGTTTTTAGTTGATCCCAATATTTTTTGTTTGGTTCGTTTAGTATTTTATCAGTCATTAGTTCCTCCTATCGAACTGAACTCTACATAGTCAGCAGGTTCTTCATCATTAATTATATGTTGCCAAAACATTTCCTCTGCCTGTATTAGTTTCTTCTGAAACTTCTTATCTGCTTGGAGATGAAATGACTTCCATTTGTTATTACCAAAGATAACAGATAGCCAGGCTTGAGGTAGATTACTCACAATCATATAGTGTTGTATCTGTGCGTAATACTTTTCAAGTATAGTATCATCCTTAGTAAATGCATGGACATGCTTAGCTTCAAACACACCCAATGGTTTAAGGTTTTCATTAAGTACAAAGCCATCTAAGTTAGCTAACATAAAGTCATGCTTCTTATGTTTCAGTGTACTGTCTACCTCTTGAACTGGTAGATCTGTATGAGCTGTAAACCAATCTCTGTTGAAGTCCTCTGTATATATTCCCATTTGTACAGGTAATACAAACGAGAGATCTTCATCATCTATCAAACCTTTCTTGAGCTGATAGAGTTTCTTCCATTCACCAGCTACAATCTTGGTAGCATCACTGCCTCCGATTCCTGATCTTCTGTCTAATACGTTCTTTTGTTTGTGTATATTCATCTACTCTCCTCTTTGTTAATTCTTCTAAACCTTTTCTTTCATTCCATAAATCTTTAGCAAGTCCTCTTGCAGATGCATGAACATAAGGTTTATTAAGTTCTATACGTAATGCCTGGGCAGTTTGCTTATCATGTTTGAGATAGCAAAAGTAACAAACCTTATCAATCCACCACAACTTACGTTGCATAGGATCGGACATGTTATAATTCTTTGTAGATTTATTGCGTAACTTTCTATCACTAGCAAACTTTCTAATTAGAATCTTTGGATCTATCATATCCATCTATTGCTTTTTGTAGATACCATTGAGCCTTCTCAAGATCTACAATACCTCCTTTATATTTATGTCGTACAATATATTTTATTACATTACCAAGAGCATAAGATAAGTTCTTAGCTACAATGAAATCATATGTTTCAATGTTTCCCTTCTTGTAATGATCTGGATTTATCTGATCTGTCATCTGGCTTCCACCTCACATCTATAAGTCTATAAGACTTTTTATTATACATTGATTTTTGTGGTGTGCCTACAGTTAAATCAATATCTTTTAATCTACTTGGTGTCAGCATCATCACTTGACTTTTATGTATTGCTTCTATGGTATAGTTCTTATCAATGGCTTGTTGTATTTCATAATCTCTTAGTGAAATATACATACCCTTCCATAGTTTACTAACGATCCTTTTTTTTGTTTTCATATCCTCTCCTATTAAAACATTTAATACAAAACTTAGCTTGTTGAAAATCTATAAGCATAGCTCTAGTATATTTTCTAGTGCATGATGTACATTTATCTATCATTAAGCTCTCCTTTGTTAGTTTAGTTACATGATTCATTGATTGAAGGATGGGAGTACGAGGAGGAATAAGATGAAGATTGTACTCCCATCTAATTTCTATGCTGCTTGGCTAAACCAAGACATGTTAGACACTTTCCTCTCTCTATCATAGCGAGTATTTACAGAATCGCTAGGATAATGTGTACTCCA